TCGTCTGCCTTCTTGTCCTCTAACATTAGCATACTGTCTAGCTACTGCTCTCTGTGCTCTGCCTATTTCTTCTTGTTGTAGTTCTTCAAAACCTGTTGTCATTTGATATATCAGGTCTTGTTCTACTGGAAAAAACCTAGCCAAATAATCTTGAAACTCTGCTTGGTATAAATCTGCTAAAGTGTCTTGAGCTGCTGTGTCACCTTGTCTATAAGGATTAATATAGGTGTAGCCGGGGTTAGGGGTGTCTATGCCACCATAACCGGGCTCGCCACTAAATGGATTACTTGTTGTGTAAAAAGCCACTAGGTGTCTCCGCCTCCGCTATTCATGCCATACAAACCTATGCCTGTTCCTATAGCTGATCCTAAGAACTGACCCCTAGCTAAGTCGCCAGCTAGAGCTGATCTAGCTCTTGCACCAGCAACGCTTTGTGCTTGTTTACCTATTTCTCCTAAACCTGTAATTGCTTGTCCTGCTTGTCCTTGTCCCATTGCTACGATATTCTGCATACCCTGATAGTATCTATCTACTTGTGATGATAATCCTTGGACCAATCCTTCTGATTGACCTCTTGCTTGGACCCTTGCTAAATCTTCTGCTCGAGCTTGGTATTGTCCACTTTGTGGGTCTATGCCTCTTTGGAATGCCATGCTTTGCATATTTCTGGCTGCTGCTTGAAATTGTGGTTGTGTTGCTGCATTAACAAAACCAGCAACTGAATCAAAAGCTGATGGGTCCATCATGCCATAAACTTCACCTATGTATTGGTTTTCTAATGGCACATAATATTGTTGATAAAGGTTAAATCTTTGTGCTGCTATTGAAGCCAAAGCCTTCTGAGAAGGTGTGTCCTTTATTGTTGTTGATCCACTTCCACCGAATGACATTATATTTTCTTCTCCACTACATATAGTTTAGTTTGATAATCTATTGATTCCAACGATTGTGCTAGTCTTCTATGTGGGGTCCAGAACTCAATTTTATTGCAACCTCGTTCTTTCGCCATCTGCTCTAAATGAGCCATGTACTTGCTAGCTGCTCCGCCTCTTTTATCATACGCAATCCAAATCAAAAATGATTTAGTTGGCATAAAAATATTAGGCTTTTCTTGCAAAATGATAAAACTTTCACAAGGGTCTTCGTCTATATCAATATACAACTCTGCTACATTATTAAGTAATGCTGCGTATATGTCTTCTGGTTTCCACTCTGGGTCTGAATGGTTTTTTATTTCCCAGATGCCCGGAGCTATGGAATCCCAGTAAACTCTTACATCTACTCTTGTTAGCATTGTTGTAAAGATATCATTTTTTCAAATATGTATCAAAAGATTTACTCTGGTTCAGGTGTAGGTGTTGGTACACTAATATCTGGCATCGGTTGATCACCAGCATAGCCGGGTGGGTTAGGAAAATTTATGACATCATCGTCTTCAGAATATGTCCCCACATTTTCTGGAAAATCTCTAAGAGCCTGTCTATATGTAGCCCATAGAGCTTTGTCTTCATCTGACAACGGACTGTCAGCTGCTTGAGTCCAATCGCATTTAGCTAAAGCTAGGTTTCTTTGTTTTCTTAAATCTTGTATAAATGTGCCTGTTCTTAATCTAAACTTTCTCATTATTGTCCCTTAGTTATTCTCATAACTTGTAAAAAATTATTATCAACAAAAGCATCAGCTGTTAAACCATTATTTTCTTTTACAAAAACTCTTACTTGGAATGACTCATTTTTTGCAGCTGTAAACACAGTTGCAACAGTAAAACCCATACCTCGTTCTGCATAGAGTCTCATAGTTTTTGATGTGTTCATGGTACTGTTAGTGTTGCTGTATATTTGCATTAGTATGTCAGCACCATCATCACCAGATATATTTTCATTAGGATCAGCTAAGTTTCCAGAATAGAATGCTGAATATACCCCTGCCTCACCGGCAATGAAAGAAGATTGGTTACCACCACCTGTGGTGCCGAAGCTGATAACTTCGACATAAGAGCCCCCTTCACCTGAAGCCCCAATTGTTATTGAACCTCTTGCAAATGTTTTGAAGGCACCTGCTGCTTTGATCGCTAGTTGTCCCTGATCAACACCGTTTGATTTAATTATTAGGTTGCCGCTACCATCAGTGTCTATTGTTACATTATCTATTTTTATAGAATCTGCTGAGAGTTCGCCTGTGATAACACTCTCAAGATTAGCAAATGTTCCTGTTAGATTGGTAACATCTAAATCACCAGTAACGGTAGAAGCAAAAGTTGCAAAAGAACCTGTTAGCTTATCAACAGCAAGGTCCTGTATTTTTGCACTTGTTACAGCTAGGTCTGATATGTCAGTTGTTTCTATGGTTGCAGTAGTTGCAGAAACACCGTTATCGTCTTGGAATGACCCAGCAACTCCGTTCTTATTAACATGCCTAACCCAATAATATCTAGTGACTCCATTACCAACTTGATGATTAAAAACTGTAGATGATGTTTGTCCTAGAAAAATTTTATTAGCAAAATCATCAGTACTGTTTACCCAAACCTCTGTGTGTGAGTGTCCTGCATACAATGGTCTGTTAAATGTTACAAGAATATTTTGAAAAGCTCCTGAAGCAGCAACTCCTGCTGGTATGCTTGCAGAGTCAACTCCTTGATCTACAGTTCCTAAAAAGCCAGCACCTGCTGATCCTGAGCTTACTGCAACAGTATTTTTTTTAGCTAGACCAGCTGCTATTAAATCATTAAAGGTTACTGCTTTGTCTAGGGCATTTCCTTTTTCCCCGGTGAGCTGCTGGATGTTGTCTATTATGTGTTGAGCGAATCTTTTGCCTTCTGGACTAAAATCTCTAGGGACAGGGAATGTTCCTTTAGCTCCTTGTCTTTTTCTTTTTGGATTGAGTAACTGATTTGCCACTAGGTGATCTCCTGTGCACTTTCATAAACACAAACTTCGTTTACGGTGTCTGTACCCTCCAATTGGATTTCAAACTCTTTGGCTCTGTATCCACCGGGCAGTCTAAATATTTCACCACTAGTTACTGTTTGTGTATGTTTAAGTGAGCCATCTGCAAATAATTTAAATGTTAAGCTGCTGTAAGAATCAGCATCTACTTTTGCTACACCGGGTGATAGCGGTCTATTAGAAAAGAATTGTTTTGATTTCCATTCGTATGATCTTCTTGTTGAGTTATTAGAAAATATTTTTAATGTGCCATCTATAACTAAATACAGAACATCGTTTTCCCTATCGTTGTAACCTGCATGTGCGTAAAAGTCTAGATTAACAAAAGCATTGGCTCCGCCCCTTGGATCAAAGATAAATCCTTTTTTGGTGCTATCATCAGAACCATCATAAGTAAAACCTATGTATTTGCCCTCGTACTCATAACCTTCAATGTTCTCTGGATAATACTCTTGCCATTGATCTCTAGTAAATATTTGTTGGGTAATTAATTGTACCCCTGAGCCTGAGGCAATAACTAAACCATCTGGAGATGAATAGATAGCATACTCACCCATATCAACCAATGATCTCTTATTAGCATTTGGTAAGTTAGCATCAATCTCAACGATAGCCATAGCACTTGGATCAGTACCAGATGCCATTAAAGGTTTGCCTTTGGTTGTGACTAGTAAACCAGATGCTATTGAAGCTATAGCCACGATGTCATCTTTGGTTGTTAATTGGTTAGCAAGTGGATATGAGTGCGGTAGGTAAGCCTCACTAAACAGCAAAGTATTGCCTGAGAAGCCTGCTGTGATGCCATTTGGTAGAGCAGTTATACCAACCATAGGTCCATCAGGGTGATCTGATGAATTTGTGTCTGGTGGGGCTAGGTTGTCTGCGGACTCTATTTCTTCCCCGAGTAAATCGTCTAAGACATCTTCTGTTATATTTCCTGCTGAGGTTCCAGCTATATCTTTTACAAATCTAAAAACACCATTGACATCAGTTCTATATATTCTTCTTTTAGCTATGTTGTAATTACCGCTACTTGCTGCTGGTAAAGCTAATGTAACTGTTGCACCATTTGATGCATCTACTATTTCATCAGAAGTTACTGGTGAAGGTGGTCCTTCTTCCCCGTAAGCGGTGATCTCAGTATAAATGTATGCTCTTGAAGAAACAGAGGCTCCGGCATCTGCTGTACTATTATCAACACTAGGAGCTGATGTAAATGCTGCTGGAACTGGTAATCCTAATACATATGAGGATG